TCAACGACCTTATAATCCTCTTCTAACACATCTTCAAGGTAATTTTTGTCCCAATACTTATAATAATCAGTTTTTGCGAGTTTTTTTCTTGCTTCTGTCAATTCTTGACGAGGTTGGCAGAGAACAAGATTGTATTTTCCGTTACTTGTCGGAATGCCGTTGATTTTTGTGTTTGATTTTCGATGATCAGCGATAAATTTATACTTTGAATACGTCCGATTGTAATCATCGACCATAGAATAGAGAAAATTCTCGTCATGATCGTCCTCGACAACGTAAATTATAACATCCCAACCCGCTCTTGGTGCAACTTTTTGTAATTTTTCTTCTAAAATGATAAATTTAGAGTTTGATGCATAAGGACATACCGCAAAATTACCTAATTCTGGACGAATTTCGGATAATTTTGAGATCCAACTTAAAATATGCTTATTTTTCTTCTCGTTCATCGGGTGTTGTCCAGAAATA